TGTAAGTTTGTTGCTGGTCGTCTTAATGTTCAAACAATAGAAGAAGGTAACATTGTTTATGTTTATACACATCACGATGACTTTATGAAGCTTGATAAGATGTATGAGGATACCAAAAAGATGGGTATTGAATACATTACACTATCACAACGTGAGCTTGATGTTATAGAAGATTCAGGAGAGACAGTGGATAATCTAGTATCTTATGATGATTTTGTAAAAGGTCATGAGAAGTTTGTTCAGATAGTTACAGCTGTACGTATTCACAGATTCTGTAATAAATATAGTGATGTATTTGATAGGAGAAGTTATATTAAAGAGGTATACTCTGAACTAGTAACTGATCTACAAAGTCTTATAGACTATCGAGTGCTCTATTTATATCCTACTAAGCATAGTAGTTTTGGAGATCTTGATGATTTGGTGAAGATAGCTGAAGAGAACAACTTGTTTGATGATACATATTATCAACTACAAGAGAAGGTGCATCAACTATTAAAGACTCACTATTATTTCAATACACTTGCAAAGGTGATAAGTTATGCTAGTACATCTAGTGGAATTCTAGATTGTATGGCACAACTAATGACTTGTAATGGATTAGAAGTGAATGACACCTATAAGTATAATTACTTAAAGAAAGCATCAGAAGATGCTGAAACAGAGTAGATTATGTGTGGGAGATTATTTGACAGTCTCCCATATTTTTCGTATATTAATAAATAAAAACAATTAAAAACATGAGTAAATTTCTAAGTTTAGAGTGGTTCAAGGATAAGGTGGATCACTCTGTTGAAAAGGTGATTGAGAAGAAACTTGATGCCTTAATGAACCAGCAAGATGAAGCTGCTGGACAACCATTCAGCAGTGCTAAGTTGGTAAATGATGTACTAACTATTGTAATGAATGATGGTTCTGTAATCACCAAGATGGATGCTACAGAAGATCACTATGCAGCTGTACAGGTAGCAAAGAATGTAGCAGAGCTGTATTCTATTGTTAGTGATAGTAATGTTGTTAGTGAGAAGATTGAAGAAGAGAAGAAGTTAGCAAGACTTAAAGCTCTTCGTGAGGGACTCTCTGTTCTGAAAGAAAGTGGTGAGTTTACAATTGATGGAGATAGTGTATACTTCAAGGGTATATCCAGATCTCTACCACAGCTACTAGTTGAAGAACTTATTGATGCTGTAGCAGATGCTAAGTCTTTGAACATTCCACTAAGTGAACATGCAGAATATACATCTCTTAAGCGCTTCTTTATGTGGTGTGCACTTAATCCAAGAGCTGAGGTGGCACATGAGCTATACAGATTCTTGAAAGAGAACAGCTTTCGCATCACTAAGCAAGGATTCTTTGTAGCATTACGTAATGTTGTTACACTACATGGAAGTCCAGAGCTTGTACACTTCATCTCTAACACTTACAACAAGGTGAAAGCTGTTTGGAAGAAGAGTCCAGATGACTACACTGTGTTCCTAGAGAATGGTGAATACAAACTTGTACATAACGATAGCTTATATCGTGAAGAAGTAGAAACCAGTACATACTGTCAAGATTGTGATGGTGATGGTGGATTCTGTGATGATGATGATGATGATTGTGGTTGGACACATTGTGATACTTGTAATGGAACAGGTGAAGTGGAAGAGTATGAGTACACCAACACTGTCAAAGTGAATCATGGAGAAGAGATAGGTGGTCTTACAGCTTTATATCTAGACCTACCTAACAGACATGAGAATCGTTTCACAGATGATTGGACTAAATCATTTGACATACGTGTAGGTAAGGTGGTTAACATGCCTAAGGAAAGTTGTAACTGGTCAACACAAGATTGTGCTGCAGCTGGTTTACATTTTACTTCTGACCAGATACACTATGTAGGATGTGGTGATCAGTCTGTACTTGTTCTCATCAATCCTATGAAGGTAGTTGGTATTGGTGCACACAAGGGTAGATGCTATGAGTATCTTCCTATTATGACTGTACCAAGAGAAGAAGCTACAAGTATTCTTCATGATAATCAGTTTGATACACTACAGCTTGATGAAGAATATGCAATCCGTGAGCTTGAAAACCTTGAGATTAAGGTGCAAGAAGGGTTTGTTGCAGAAAGTTCTAAGTATGAATTCAATTTACCAAATGTCAGCACTGCAGACATACGTAGTATTGTAGAAAGCTTAGAAGACATGAAAGCTGAGATAAAAGACAGAGTGGTGTCTTTAGATTAATTAATGGGGGGATAGTATTTATTTTGTATATTTGCTATTCCCCTTTAATTTAAGCTTATATGGCAAAGAAATCAACAAGAGCAACTCCTAAAACTAGAAATGCTGGTACAATGACAGAATCAGCATTCTGGTCTATGATAAGGAGTGCACTCAGACAAAAGAGTAGGTGGTGGAAACCAATAACAGAATGCAAGAACCTTGCAAAGAGAGCATATAAAGGAAGTAATAAAAGACAGAGGTGGGAATATCAGTGCAAGAAGTGCAAGGGTTGGTTTAAAAGTGATGATGTAAATGTTGATCATATAGAACCAGCAGGTAGTCTTAATTGTGCACAAGATCTTCCTGCATTTGTAGAAACACTCTTTTGTGAAGTGAATAACTTACAGGTGCTCTGTAAAACTTGCCATGATGTTAAAACAGACCTAGAAAAACAATTAAAACAATTCAAGAAATAATGGACAGAGATTTATTGAGGAGACTCACAAACCCAGACCACTATGACTCAGATACAAATCTTGATGTCATAGATTTTTGCCACATGTATAACATCTCGTTTTCTCGTGGGAATATAATCAAATACCTGGTGAGAGCAGGTAGAAAAGATAATGAGCTTAAAGATTTATACAAAGCTCTTGATTACTTACAAAGAGAGATAGAATTTATCAAACAAATAGAACAATGATACAGGGACAGAAAAATACAGAAGCGAACTATAGAGCTGTTATGTTAGACAGCTCTAGTTCTTTAAAGGACTTTTCACTTGATAGAAAGAAATATCATAGAAAATATATTCTTAATGAAACGATAGAAGAAAAAGACACTGCTGCAGCAAATATGGGAAGACTAGTAGAAACCATACTTATGGAACCAGAACTATTTGAAGAGAAATTCTTTCTATCATGTTGTGCAAGCGCACCTACAGGACTCATGCTTGAGTTTGTAGAAGCACTCTATCGTGTTACTAGAGATGCAACAGATGAGTCAGGGAACGTATCTAGAAACTTTGAGAGCTTATCAAAAGAAGCTTATGACATCTCTTCTTTCAAGATAAAATATGAGGCTGTTATTAATAAGTTTGTAGGAAGTGATGCAGAGCTCTACTATCATGAAATTAGAAAGGTGCGAACAAACAATCTCACTGTAGTGACAAGCTTAGATGTAACAATGGCAGAGAAGATTGTAGAAACACTAAAGAGAAGTTCTGTAACTAGCCCTATTGTTAATACAGTAGACAGTGTTAGATACACTGTAATCAATCAGTTGCAAGTGGAAGACTATGTAGTGTTCTATCACAACTTTAAATCCATGATGGATAAAGTGATAGTAGACCACGAAGAGGAAACTATTCAAGTGTATGATTTGAAATGTACATGGAATGTAGAGAACTTCTTTGAGGAATACTATTTGTACAGAAGAGCGTACATCCAGGCCTATCTTTATAAGAAAGCTGCAGAACATTTAGCAAGCATTGAAGGAACTGAGTATCACGGATACACTGTACTCAATCCAAGATTTATTGTTTGTGATAGTGCAAACTATTATAGTCCACTAGTGTACACACTTTCTGATGAAGATATGTTAGATGCAGAACAAGGATTTGAATATAAAGGAAGAACCTATCCGGGCGTAGAAGGTTTAATCAGATCTCTGAAATGGGCAACTGACAATAACATTTGGGAGATAAGCGAAGAGAACTTTCTATGTGATGGAGTTATAAATATAAGAACTCAATGGAAATAAGAAAGACCATAACCAGCATCTTCATGGTTCCAACATTGAAGATACCAAAGAATGCATTGAAAGAAAATGGGTTTGTCAATGCATACTCATCAGACGTAGAGAGAGATATACAATCATATCCTGGTTGTATATATCTCTTGTTTCGTCCTGATGATATACCAAAGTTTAGAGAGTTTCTAGATGACGAATATGAAAGAACAAAGAGCATTATAGAAGATTATGACTATGATGAAGGATTTGTTGTAGTGGTTTATAAGCTAAATCCTAGGTATTCTAAAGACTTTGATCTCGTTAAAAAAGGTAAATATTCTAAAACATCTAGTGAATTCCAAGCTGTGTTTCCAAAAGTGATTAAAATCATGAAGAATGGACTGCACAGAGATGAGATATCTTTACAATATAGAATCTTCAACAAGACAGAAGATATGATTGACTATTGGAAAGATAAGATAGGAATCGATTGGGATGATGATTTTGAAGTGTGGGATGGGTATGATGAAGAAAAAGAAGTGCTGCGCATTTCACAACTAAAACAACTTGTATAATTAAAAATAAAACAATGAAAGCAAAAGAGATATTTGAAAAGTATCCTCTCTCTACAGAAGCAATGAGAGAATGGTTTAAGGCCAAACTAGTAGAATCGTTTAAGGAGTTTAATGAAGACGAAGCTTTTAAAGGTGCTATGCTTGAATTAGGTGTAGATGATGAGCAACTCACAAGAGTGGTAGAAGCAGGTCCTCATATGTTGTTTGAACTATTTGACAACAATGAGATATATGTTTCTATATTCTACTATTATAATGAGAAGCAGTGGGGCTTTTCAATTAATGAAACACATGCAAATTTTAATGGACAGTTTTCTAGCAGGAAAGCTACTGAACATGCTGCAATGTTAAAAGGATTGGGTAAACTTGAGATCACCTTAAAAGAAAAGTTGAACCAAAATACCGAGGAGGATGAGACTGAAACAGATCAAACAACTGATTGATGACCACTTTAAAGTGGATATTGCTGAAAAATCAAGAAGACATGAGGTGTCCCATCTTAGATTTCTATACTATTACTTAGCTTATAACTACTCTGAGGAATATGTGTCACTAACACTTATAGGAATGTTAGTAGGTGCTGATCATGCTACAGTGATATATGGAAGGAAAGAGCATGAGAATATGTTAGAAAACTATGCACCTTACAGAGAACGTGTGCAACCTTTTCTAGACAAGTTCTTTAGTTCTGCCAAGAGGAGAGGTG